AGCAGTTAACTGGGACATTGATACTATTCCAACAGACACTGTTTTAACTAGCAGTTTGGGTGCAAGGTCAAAAATCGATTATATTATAGATCCACAAAAATCTAATCCTCAAGATTTTGATCTGAGTGCCAATCCAAGAATATTAATTTTAGAATCAATTGGCGACTCTCGAAACACAGACGGAGCAGACGCTTGGAAGAATCAAGACGGCTCAGACTTTACGGCTAGTGCTAACGACATTATAGAGTGGACAGGCACAGAGTGGCAGGTTGTGTTCGATTCTACTGACTCGGATTCCACAGTGACGCCAGTGTATACTACTAACCTTAACACAGGCGTTCAATATAAGTTTGAAAATTCTGAATGGCGTCTTTCATTCGAAGGCGAATATCCGAACGGAACCTGGCGCATAGAATTCTAATATAATTACTAGTATGGACACTGTAATTTGTTCCGGAGCTCTCTTTTTTGCTCTTGACACACAAAGATTTTTATTTTTACATCGCGCTAGAGGTAAAAGATCTAACGTGTGGGGATTAGTAGGCGGCACAACGGAAAATGACGAAACTCCCTGGGAAGGATTAAAAAGAGAAATTCACGAAGAAATAGGTAATCAGAATATCAAGAAATCAATGCCCCTAGAAACTTTTGTGTCAAATGACAGAATTTTTAACTTTCATACCTATCTCTGCATAATTGATAACGAATTTAGTCCTTTATTAAACGACGAACACAACGGCTACGCATGGGTATCTTACGGAAAGTGGCCAAGACCTTTGCACTATGGTCTACATAATACACTAAACAAAAAACAGAACAAAACAAAGATACAAACACTGTTTGAAATCACGGAGTTATTAAACGTCAATGAGTGAATCAGTTACTAATACCAATTTCGGGTATCAGCTTGTATGGGCCGATACAGAGAATTACAATTGTAAAATTTTAATTTTCAATTTACCTGGTGCTATGACTCCTATGCATTTTCATAAAGATACTACAAAATCTTGGTTTGTAAACGCAGGAAGATTTAGAATCCGATGGATAGATACCGCAGATGGCAATCTATACGAAAAGGACATTACAGAAGGCAATGTGTTTCATGTTCCTGCTCTTATGCCGGTCAGTATGGAATCTCTGTCTGCGGATGCAACACTATCTCAGGTAAGCAATCAGGATCCGGATCTTGATTATTTTCACATTAATCCTGCTGAAGGGAACATTGATGCTTCCTAAGATGACCGATATCCCCAAGGTAAAGAGAGATCTCAAACAGTATCAAGAAGCAATCTCTGCTATACCAAACAATCATGTGCGGCAAATGGCGCAAAAACTTCTAGACGATCTTGTTTACGAATTCAAAATGATAGACAATGGTCATGCAAGTGAATATGATGGTAATATACAACCTAAAGATCTTAGAGACAACGTTGTTAAATCTGTCGAACTGAGACGTGAATTAGAAAAATACGTTAAGATTAGATAACAGACAGACGTTTTAATTCGATACCGCCTACCATAGACGCATGGCTTAAACACTGATATCTATAGGTTCCGAATATTGTTTCTAGTATCCTCCAATACAGTGTTCCAGAATCCTTTCCCTGCGCATTAGAGCCGGTAGAAACATTACCACTTGCATCTACATGAACAAGACCATCTGTGAGATTATTTCCTTCTGAATCTTGAATAGCAAAGGGATGCCCTCCAATTTCATCTAGATCAAATGCAACTGTAGAGCCAGACAGCGCATATATTGTTGGATTCGCGCCGGAGTAGTGCGGAGCGAATGTATAAGAGCCAGTACCTACGTTATTCACTCTAAACATCAAAAGAGCCGGCTCGTATATTTTGTCTACTGTAAGTCCTGCAGCATTTGTTTCTGTAAGACTAGCAAATGATGTTGCAGAACTCTGTTGATCAATTGTAAGAGTATCTCCGCTAACACTTGTTGTAATTCCGGTGCCGCCTGCTATTGTAAGAGTATCTGTTATAGAATCTGCAGTGGTTGTACCTGAGTCTCCCACAATAGTAGCAAATACATTTTGGTCTGGATCGCCGCCTGTACCTTGTACTGTAACAGTGGTAAAGGAAAAATTACCTAATCCATCTGTAGTCAAAACCTGTCCGTCTGAGCCATCTGAAATGTTTAAGTCTAATAGTGATTGAGGTATAGAAGGCTTATTTATAAGATCGTTGTAATCTTCTGAAAATGCCTCAGACTCGCTTACTGCATCGGTAATTCCGTATCCCGACAGAGTAGTGGGGGTTGAAGTTAAATCACTAAATGTAACTGATGTAAGGGCTCCAATTCCCTCTGCCGTAGGCGGAGTAAATCTAAAAATACCTACCGTGTCGTCATAGGTTATAGCGCCGTTGCCTGCTGGCGATAATTCATTTCCCACACTTATGTCTGATAATAATAAAACATCCGGAGTGTTTGTAAAATTATTATAATCAAGATAATAAGAACTGTCGAATCCGTCAAGTGTATCAGCATCAAGCCCAGCTCCGCCTTCAGCTATATCAGTACCTGGTGCCCACTTTGCACCGTCCCACTTGAGAACTTCGCCTGTTTGAGGAGCACTGGTTGTTGTATCAACATCAGAAAGAAAGTCAATCGAAAAACTATTCAAATTTACAGTAATTTGATTGCTGTCTGTAACAGATTCAGTAGATATGTTTTCTCCGCCTAAAACACTTAGTGTGGTAGTGTTAGCTGCATCATACGAGCCGTCATCTGTTTCAACTAGATCAAATGTAGTCGTGCCTCCGGAACTTCCAGTTTGATCTACAAATGTAAAATTGCCGGCACCGTCTGTGGTTAGGACCTGTCCAGATGTGCCGTCGTCAATATTAAAATCTAAAATAGATTGAGGAGTACCTTCTAGGTCAGAATAGGCATTTGAATAAGCCGCTGCGCCGAGCGGGTTATTATACCCTGCAGATTCAACATCGGAATGGACAGTGTCTGTAAGCAGTTTTCTCCAGGCGCCTGCGTGAGCATAATATAGAGCACCTGTCTCATGCACATGCATTGTCATGCCATGATAAACACCTGCGTCATAGTTGGCAAGATCTGATTCTAGTTGTATGGCATTAGCGTATTTAATTATGTTGTTGCCAAAATCCCAAGTACCTTCGACCCATTGTAATTCGTCTGCAGTGTCTGCTTCGTATGGTATCGATGAGGCTTCTGCAAGATTTGCAACTGGAACCCACTCGGCTGCGTGAGCAAAATACAGCCTACCTTCGGAGTGTACATGAGCAATCATGCCATGATAGGTAACAGGATCTACTTCACTTTCAAGATCGGTAAGTGTGTCCCAGTGAAAGCGTATACGATTTTTTTGGCTTTGAATGTCTATCTGCGCTGCTGGCAGTATGTTACCAAAATCTGATCTTGCAATTTCGAAGCCGCCTATATCTTTGCCTGAATAAACCCTAAGACTATTTGTTTCGCTATTAAAGAATACTTCGCCACTGTTTCCGCTATTCCGTGACAGGAAATCAGCAGGACGAGGAATAATTCTTATTCTATCTACAATAGGGGCAAAATTTGACATATCATTTCCTTTTCATTATTTATTTAATAAGATAACTACAATTATATAAGCAGTTTTTTAATGCGGAATTATAAAAGTTTAATTTTACCAACGTGCGATAATTCCTATCAAATAGCATTGTGAGTGAAGAAATTTATCCTATGAATCTACAAATTATCGATGACTGCATACCTGAATTTTATCAAGATTACTTCGAAGCACTATGTCTAGGAAAAACCAAAGGGTGTGAAATAGAAAATGGGTTGCCTTGGATGGCAAAATATGAAGGTACTGCTCGTAGAGACGGTGTAACTCCACTAAGTTTTAAACATATACTAAAAAGTGATGCAGAATTCTCATCTCATTTTGTTAATTTTAGTACTATACCTGTAAGTGTAGTCAATCAATTGGGATATGCGCTAAACCAAATTATGTATGCAAGATCTTTTTTGACAACTCCGTATGACACAGATTTACAAAATCACGCTCCGCATGTTGATTTAAATTTTCATCACACAAGTTTAATATATTATGTAAATGATGCAGACGGCGATACTGTATTTTATAGCAATAATTATAAAAATATAATTAATAGCATCACACCAAAGAAAGGAAGATGTGTAATATTTGATGGCCTTATACCACACGGTGCAGGAATTCCTAAATTGGGTCCAAGATGTATTGTTAATTTTAATTTAATAATAGGGGATAATAATTAATGGATAAAGTTAGATGTAGTCATATATTGTTAAGTCACGAAGATGCAATCGAGTCAACTCACTCTCGAGAACTTTATTTTGCTATTTTTGATGCTAAACAAATTATTGCAGAATTATCTCGCGGAGGGATTTCTTGGGCAACTGCTGTCAAGGAACATAGTGCATGTCCACATAGCTGGTACAAAGATGGTGATTTAGGATGGTTTGACCTTAATGACGGAGTTGTACCGGAACTATATCTTTCGGTAAAATCGGCACCAAAAGATCAATTGTTAGAAGAACCGATACAAACTCCGTATGGCATCCATATATTAGTCAGAACTGGTTAATCTAATTCATTATCAATAGTAAAAGAAGTTAGCTTCCCGACTAAACTATCATTATCCCTATTTCTATAACTTTTTACTCCGTTGGGGGTAGTAGGATCATCGGCTAATTTTTCTTTTTCAGTGAGTTCTTCTTCTGTTTGTCCTGCTTCAAGTTGTATATCTAAAATCTCACATCCTTTATTTGGATGATTTTCTTGTATCCACTTTTCGGCATTTTCTCTAATTACAAATTTTCTAATTTCTTCGTAACCATCACCGTCTGGGTCCCATGTGTGCCAAACTTTAACATGTGAATGTACCGGATGAGGTTTTTTAATTGCAAATGGCATTGTTATCTCCTATAGTTCTTCTGCAAAAGCTTGCAACGAATCAAATACGTATGCTGAGCGCTTAATGTTCTTGTATGTATATTTATTCAAATCTTCTTCAGTCTTTAATCCGTAACCTGTTCTAACAAGCACAGGCCTCGCCCCTATTTTTACTGCTGCTTTTAAGTCTGACATTTGATCGCCTACATAAAAACCATTTTTCCAATTTAGATCAGAAATATTTTTCTGACTTAATTTAAACATACCGGTATTTGGCTTAGCGTAGGTGTCTCGTTTATCGCTACTTTCGCTGTAATATATTCCGTCTATGTCAGGACAACCTGCTTTGCCTAGTAAATTTAACATCTGATCGTGAACAGCATCTACGTCCTCTGTTGTCATGAAACTCTTTTGTATGCCGCCTTGATTTGAAATAATAACTACTCCATAACCTTTTTTTCTAATTGTAGCTATTGCTTCTAAGCTACCAGAGATTGGTTGAAAGTCTTGAGGATGCGTAACATAACCTAAGTCTTTATTTATAGTGCCGTCTCTATCTATACCTACGAAGATTTTTTTACTCGTCATATGTATACCATCCGGTGATAATATATTTGTAGCCTGTGTAAATCGGATTACCTCTATGCGGAAATAAAAAGCTAGTAGGAAATAATACTAGTTTACCTTGTTCGGGTTTAAGTTTAACACCTTGGTATAAGAATTCTGTTTCACCACCTTCGTCTATGTCGTTGAGATATAGCATGTAATTTACTATACGTGTAGAACTACTTTTATCAGATGCTTCGGCATGCCAGGCATGAAATCCTTCATGTGGGCCTGTTCTTTGTAAACTCATTCCTTTTGGACTATGTTGTGCTCCGTGCTTTAGCATAGAATATTTTTCAATATAATCTTCTATATAAATCTGATTAATTGTTTGGTAGAAATGATCGCACAGATTATAGTCATAATGATAAACCTTTTGGGTGTGTGCCCAGTCAAAGACAATTCTGTTATCTGTAACAAACCCATGTCCTCGATTGTTAGGTTTGACAATATCTCGTCGAGCCATTACTTCGAAATGTTTAATAATTTCTTCGCAATATTGCGGTTCAAATGCGTTAGGATATTCTTCTATTCCCGAGTAAAGTTCGCTCATTTTCTCTCCTTTAAATAAGTTATGTAGTCTCTTGCAATAAGGTCGTGTACGTAATAGTTATAATGTTCGGGGTCGACTTTTTCTTGATCAAGAGAATTATCTGAATGTTTTTGCAAATACGTTAGTGCGTCTTGTTGTGCAAATGTTGTTTGTGTTAAATCTGTATAGTATCCGTCGACATTGTCTGGAATAAAACACCTATCATTAACATTCCAAACATGTAACGGAATATTTCTTTCTCTGCAGAGCATATCCATGAACGTTATATCTTTCATGTAATCCTGCTGTTCTAGATGTGTTTGATTGTAATGCCACATCTTAACATACAAATATGCACTGCGTCTAATGTCAGGTTGCCGAGTGATAGTAGTATCTTGCATATACTGAAAATCGTCCCAGTCTGACGGTTCTACTTTTAAATATTGTTCTAGATATTTTTTCTTTTGTACTAATCCTAATTGGTATCTTTTTATTAGATTGTTACTCAAATCTTGTTCTATAAAAAAGTCTAGCGGATAAATTTTCTGTTCATCTAAATCTGGATTAATTGCTATAGGAAATCTGCCCCAATAAGTTGACTGTACAAAAACTTCGTCAATATCATCGTAGTGCCTTAATGCATGTGCTAAAAAATTAGGATACGCTCTATTACCGCACCCTGCACTTGCCATAACTATTATTTCTTTATCGTTTATTTGAGAATAAATTTCTGCATAATTATTTTCCTGCCAGACTTGTGCAGGAGTATCTAAACTATAATGTTTGTAGCCCATACTATGACTACACCCGATAAAGAGAGTTTTACTCATGCCATGTTACCTCAAAATCAAATACCATTACACGTCTCTCGTCTAATGTAGGATATGCTCCGTGCCAGATTCGAGAATCCATAACTAGCAATTTTCCTTGTTGCGGTTGCCACCATTCTACATACGTTTCCCCTAATTCGTCTTGCAATATTGCGTAGAATGCTCCTTCATCATTTGGTTGATCTTCAATATTATCGAAATATAAAACTGCTGTGCATCCTGTTTTACCTTTAGCGTGGTTATGTAATCCTTTCCAGCCGCCTGGGTAATATCTAATACTCCAAGTCTGTATATGTGTATGCAGTTCGCATGGAATTTCACCTTTCTTTAATAGATTATTTGTTGTTTCTATGATAAAGTTAGCTATGTCTTTGGTTTCTTCAGTTGTATGCGGAATCTGGTATCCGTTAACTGTTGTGCTTATTCCTGGCGTCACTATATTAGGATGATCAGCATTTAATAATACCTCATACTCTTGCCACATAGGAGCATATGTTTCAACTATCCACCTATTATTCGCTATGTATATAGTATCATTCATTGTCTTGTACCGGCGTTATTACAAAATTTGCTGCAATACTCGCTCTTAGATTTTCTGACTTGCTAGGTAAAACATAATGTGAAATCCAGCTAGGAAACAATATCAGTGTTCCTCTTTCCATTGGAGGAATAATATGCTGATAATTATATGCGTTAAATATTCGATCTAAACCAGAGCTTCTAATCATTTGAAAATTAGGACATTCAAAGACTAGTTGGCCGCCGGCGTCTTCGTCGTCGGGGTATTCTAACAAGTATATTAAACTAATACCCCTTCCTGGAAATGCATGATCGTGGGGTTCTTGATAATCACTTTTGTTGTATACGTTTAACCAATGCTCGTCACATATAATTTTATAAGACATCTGCGGATCTAAAGATTCTAAAAAACTATTCAAGTGCGGCTCGATCGAATTGAAAAAAGAACTCCACGGAAGAGAATCATTTTGTTTTCCACTTCTAATTGTAGTTTTAGCCTGCGCCATCGTCCAATCACCGTTTGAAAACAACGCTGAATCGTTAAAAAACGGAGACCATTCATCTAAAATTTCTCTTGAATTTTCAAGTTTAGCCGAGTAAAAATATGTCGCCCATAAGCTCATTTATATTGTTCCTTTGATAGTCGATTCGGCATTAAAAAAGAATACCTGTGTTAGTCTTCCAGTTTCTGGACTATTGCCAAATCCGGGAATCATACTGGAATGATCTATATTTCCTTTATATAAAACTAGTCTATTATAAACGTTACCGATTGCTGTGACTAGCTCGTCATTTTCATTGTACAACGCCGTGCCTGCTTCTACTGGAGCATCAGGTGTAAGATAAAGAACACCTGCCCAATCACAGCCATCTCGATGAATCCAAGTTTTGGCTCCTTCGTACACTAGCTGAAAACAAAAGCTATCGTATAGAAACTCACTTACTGATACATTTAAAATCCTAGCAACTTGCTTTTGAAAGAATTGTTGATAGTCTCTGTCGGCAGCGTCGCTACGCATTCCAGGGTATTTTCCTTCCTGGCTGTTGAAAGGTAATTTTACAACCTGCTCTCTTACTAAGTTAGGATTCGGTAAAAAGTTGTCAATAATTACAGTAGATACTTCCATTACATAAAATCCATATAAATATTTCCAGAAATAGTAGTTCCTCTATTTCCAGGTCTTACAAAGTGTTCGATAAAACTAGGAAATATAATAATATCTCCCTTATTACATTGAGGTCTGAAGTCTAAAGGAAATTCTTCCACATTTGAACCAAACTGATTTTGCACGTCTTTTAAAATAGGACTCATAAAAACTGTCTTTGATGATTCAACAGTTTCATAAATTATAAAACTCCAGCTGGATCTAGGGTGAATATGAATATCCTGCCAGTCATTTTCTTCGTACTTATTTCTCCATATTTCGCCAAATCTAGGATTGCCTCCGATTAGTTCAGTGCCTAAATTCTTAGACATAACTTCAATAAGATATTCGTATGTGCTGTCAGATATATCATGATTTTGCCCTAACGTTGAATTAGTTTCACTTAACCACAAACGTTCAAACGGTGCATCACTGATCTGTATTTTTTCTAAGTCTATAGTATCAATAAAAATTGGAACGTGAAACATATTATATTTCATATTATACAAAACTCCTTTGAGGTAAGGAATTAGCTCTCATAGTTTTATAAACTAAAGTTGCACGTAATCCTTTATAATTTTTGTTAGGCGGAAAACCGTGATGGGGGATATTACCTTTGAACAAAAATACTCGGCCAGGTTTGGGATAAACTTTTTTCCACTCTCCGTCGAGCTTAATTACGGTTTCTCCGCCCCATTCTTCTTTCCACTCTCTATTTACATAATAAATCCAGCTAATACCGTTATCACATTGACAATCAGTGTGTTCAATAGTATTATGAATCCATTGTTGACCATTAACTAATATTTCTCCAACTTCAAGTTCAAACGGAATCATTGTAGCAATAGCAGCATATATCATACTCCAAGCACTGTCGTTCGCATTTCCACTATGCGGAGGATAAATTTGTTGTTTGAAAGCAGGAACCTCTGGCCATGATAGGTCTGCACCTATGTCATGCGTCGGGTCGTCAGGATAATTACTAGTGTGTCCGTAGAACCAATTGTATCCACTAAAAACTGTGCTATGCACATGTTCAATCATCCACTGCGGGAAAAGATCGTCTATTACTATCATCTGATCTACAGTTAGGTCGAAGCCTCTTAGATCGGCTGCCGGTTTTCCATTAATTAACATTTAAATCTCCATCTTTAATAACTTTTTATGTTCTGGTAAGTAGAGATATTCGATCTCACTGTTTGCTAAAGTCCGCAATGCATCATCAAGTGTCTCTACTAAAGGTTCTCCACCTAGATTAAAACTTGTGTTAAAAATGACAGGAACGCCAGTTTGTTTGTAAAACTCATTTATTACTGAATGATAATGTTTATTTTGTGATTCTTTAACTGTTTGAATTCTACAGGTTCCGTCTACATGAATAATGCTAGGAATTTTTTCTGCTACACCTTCTTGGCAATTTACAGCATACATCATATGCGGAGATTCTTCCATGCCTCGCATGTCAAACCATTCATGTGCGTGTTCTGCCAGAATAGATCCTGCAAACGGACGGAAATACTCCCTACGCTTAATACGATTCACCCAATCTTTACCATCTTCAAATGTAGGATCAAACATCAAGCTTCTATTACCTAAAGCACGTGGGCCTGCTTCTGATCTTCCTTGGAACATTGCCACAATGTTCTTACTGCGCATTAATCCGACTATACCTTTTTCATCGATATCTAAAATTTCTGCATTATACTTTTCGGCAGTAGATACAACTTCTTTGTAACTATATTCTTTCGGCAAGCCTAAATATAAATTTTCGCCAAAGGGCTTAGGTGTTTTATCTCTAGATATTTGTTGCCAAACAATATATGCTGCACCAATTGCTGTGCCTGCATCAGAACTAACCGGGTCTACATAAAGATTTATATCGAGCTTATTGAGCTCTTCTAGGTAGTAATAATTAGCTACACAATTTAGACCATATCCGCCAGAAAGTACAATATTCTTTTTTCCGGTCATTTCATATGCTTTTAGGATTAATTTTAGCGCTTGCCCTTGACTTTCTTGCTGTACAGAATATGCTATATCTCTCCTATTTTCTAGAAGAGTCACTTTATCATGCTGTTCTCTCGACTTATAGTACTCCGGCGAAGTTGTTAGGAATTCGTAAAAACCTTCATTAATAACAGCACCATTCGGATAAGTAGGAATAACTAAATGACGATTAGAAACTGTCCATTCGCCGCCAGCGTCTAGGTATAACGAAGGAATTTTATTGTTAGGTTTGCCATACGATGACAGCCCCATAGTTTTACCTGCTTCGATCGATGTAAATCCGCAATAGGTAGTCACCGCTTCGTAGGCCTTTACGATACCTGCAGTGTCATCGACTACACATTCGTGTGTTCCATACTCATCATACCTATCGCTAGGCATTTCTTTAGTATATGACGATTTAAACGGTCCGTTGCCGCCAATGTGCTTCCATAGTGTTTTTATATCAAAAGGATATTCACAATCAAAAATTGTTTCTAGTTCATACAACATATCCTCCCCGGTTCGTTCAAATTCGGCAGGAATAAAGGTTCCTGCACCGTCGATAACCACTGCTGCTGCTGACTCGAATCCCGAACGGAAAAATGCAGAAGATGCATGTAACTTATGATGTATGTGTGCTAGGTCGATTACCTGAGGATGGTTGTAGATATCAACCTTTGGATCGTTGTCAATAAGACCCAATTTACGTGCAAGTCCTGTATAAACATCATCATCTGTAAAGTCAATCTTCGCTGCTGTTTCTTTTAATGGCATCGTGTGTGCAATAACTAAGTAATCTAACTTATCTGTGTAATCTAAAATTTTAATCATCGATGCTAGAGGACCGCCGTCGTACTTGTGTCTGCTCAGTCTTTCTTCTTCAATAAAAAATACAATTTCTCCGTCCTTCAAAAGACACACTCCTCCGTTGTGTCCCCTTGTTATAGCTGCAATCCATTTGGTCATGTTATTTTTCTCCAAAGCGTTTTATGATAGTATTTCCTGGAATAAGGTTACCTTTAGGTGACTGTGTTGATGATTGATTAGGCAATGAATGTAATTCTTTTTTGTTTGCTGTGCCAAGGCGTGTACGTACACTTTTTAAAATCATGTCGATTTGATTTTGATCAAGTTCCATTACTTCGTCGTTAATTCTGTCTTGTTCTTCTTCCATAGTAATTCTTATAGGAGAATAAACTCTTGATCCATCACCTACATCAATAATATCAAATTTATCATCATCAGGATAAGAAATATTTACAGGATAAGTTGACCCGGTAACAATTGTAGCTGTTTTTCCTAATGCTTTAACAATATGCTGACCTAAACTATCGCATCCTAAAAAATGATCTGCAATATCAATAATTCCTGACCAAATTCTCATGTCTGGAATTTCGGGCTGTGCTACAGGATGTTTAGGGTTAGGATTATCGTCAACAACTACAGGATGCTCACTCATTATAATAATGCCATACTCTGTTTTAAGTTTGTTAATTATATCAATAATATTGTTTAATTGAAAACTTCTAGATGTTGCATCTATTAAAAAATCGCCCATATTTTCGACAGTTCTACCAAACGGCTGTACAACTAGAACTTTATCAAAACCAGTAACTGATTTAACTTCTTCTACAACATTTGCTGCGCTAACGACTTCCTGCTTGTTTAGTACTATTGTTGGCTTATCTAGATTGCGAATTCCCTTTTTGTTAATTTCTATATCAAATGCTTGTGACAAACTACATTTTTGATTATAGTATTCCCAAACACGATACGGCTCCGGACTTACACAATTTCTGTCTTTGATTTTTTCTTCGAATAATCCTTTGTGCCAGTTATCGTAAACTCTTGTTGAGAGTGTTGGATGTCCTTTAAAAAAATCTGTGCCGCCTTCGCACACAATAATAAAATCATCGTCTGGATTTTCTTTTTGAAATAATTCGAAAGCGGGAATAGAAGCAATTACTCTTCCTGCACCGCCGTTAATAAAAAATGTTGTTGATCTCGACAAAATATTACTCCTATATAATGTATAATATAGCACCGTATAACTTTTTACAACATATTTATTGAGGCAGAAATAATAAATGCGCCTATTTGGCGCATTTATCGAACAGATATTAATTTTGTTTTCTTACATTACGATTGCGTCGGGATCGTCTGGGCCTTCTTCGCTTGCAGGATCGATTGGCTCCATGTTGTATGCAATCCAGGCCGGAACATCGTTAGATTCCATGATGTTAGGCCAATCTCTCAAACGCTGTCTATAATCTAACCACTTGTTTCTTAGATCTTGTGGCATATCGTCAGTCATTTCGCTATCACTGTTTTTTAACAGTTGTTTTCTTTTTGCTCTAACATCATCCCATGTGGGCAATCTGTCGCCTGCTCCCATAACTGCCCAGGGGATAGATCTTGCCTGTACTGTAATGTTGTCTTTGCTATCAATGTGTATAGTTTCAGGATCGTATATATCTAGTGGGGTTAAAGGAACTTGATAAGTGAAGTTGTTGTATCCTGGGATATCTATACTACCTGGAGGATACACAGCATCAGTGTACTCTTCGTCAGCTTCGTCAATGATTGGTCCTCTAAGTTCACATATCAACGGATTGGAGATACAATCTACTTCAACATATCTACAACCTTTGGGTAGAGGTCTACCGTCTGCTTTTTCAAGTTCAGTTATAGGTCCTAGATGCTCTTTACCTGTATCGTTTTCAACAATTAAAAACAATTTATCCGGACCATCATAGATACAGGTTCTTGTTTTACCGTCAGTAAAACTGTGATCAATCATATATTCATTGGGCAAATTACATGTCCATTCAAATTCAACCATTGCCATATTGTAATGTCTCCTTGTGTATATTTATACTTAAAAAAATGTTAATTTAACTACTCCGCCGCCGCCGGTGCCGCCTTGACCGCAACAACGACCGCAGTAATTAGAGTTTGCGCTTTGTCCGCCGGCGCCATAAGGCACAATCCAACAACCACAACGTATCCAACAGTAATTAGAATTCTGCTCGTAGTAATTGTCACTTAAATTCGGTGAACCTGTTGAATGTCCAATATGCTTCCAGCAATGACAAGCACCGCCTGGATACAGGTATGATGATTGGCCTTGAAAGTTGCCGCCGTGTGTGTAACTGGCCCAATCGCCACTTGCACTGGTTCCTACACAGCCCGGTCGAACACAGTAAGGCATAGTTGAATAGCACTGATCAGTCCACGATCCGTTTGTACAACCTCGCTGACCTCCACATGCACATAGACCGCTTAGGTTAAATCCGTTTACATATGAAGTACAGCCGTTACAGCCGTTGCATGCACGAGATAAGCATCTGTAAACACCTGCTGCACATACCGTATATTGACAGCCGGGATTGGTAGTTATGCTCTTTGATGTATATGCGCCACCACCGGGCGGTCCTGTGTGTTGACACCTTCTACAACTGCAAGCGCCGGCGCCGTTTCCGCCAGCACCCCAAAGTTCCCAGTTCAATCGCCTAGTGTTATCGGGCACTGTCCAAAGACAGCAGCAGCCCGGTGAACATCTACAACTAATTCCATAAAACCATTTGACGCAAAAATTTTCTCTTACTCCGTCGGCAAGATTGTCATAATCAAGTAGATCGTCTGTTAATTGATCTGCAGTAATTTTTCTGTAACTTGAATACGATGCCATTTTGGCTCCTTAGATATATAATACTTTTACTAGGCCGCCGCCGCCTGTGCCGCCTTGTCCACAACAATCGCTATTGCAATATGTGTTCATTGCACTTTGACCGCCTGTTCCGTATGGTACACTCCAGCATCCGCACTTTATATAGCATTGTCTCAAGCCCTGTGTTGAACCGCCGCCGATTCTCATTGCCTGTCCTTGGTGTATTTCCTGTGGGTGACAATGACAGTATCCACTTGCTGTAGAAAATGCCTGCGTGTGTCCGCCTATAGCAAAATCACTGCCAGATTGTCCTGGAGAATAACAATAATAATTTGTAGCGAAACATCCTGTCGACCAAGAAGTATTTGCTTCGGCACGGTGTCCGCCGCACGCACAATAACCTGATAAATTAAATCCGTTTACATACGAACTACAGCCATAACAACCTGTACACGCACGAGATAAGCATCTGTAAACACCTGCTGCACATACAGTATATTGACAGCCGGGATTGGTTGCTATTGTTTTGGAAGTGTAACCTCCGCCTCCTGCAGCTCTGAAGTGATGACACCTTCTACAAGTGCAAGAGCCGGCGCCGTTTCCGCCAGCACCCCAAAGTTCCCATGTAAGCCTTTTTACCTGCGGTGGTACTTCCCATCGGCAACAGCACCCGGATGAACATCTACACGGTACGCCAAAAAACCACTTAACACCAAAATTATTTAAAGTGTTCTGATCAATCATATTATCGTCGATAACACTATCTGGTATCTGTGATCCGCTAACTTTTTTGTAACTTGAGTAATTTGCCATTCTCTAATCCTGTTATGCAAATGTAATTTTGACTACACCGGGGCCGCCCGTGCCACCTTGACTACAACAGTCACTACCACAATAACTGCTCATCGCTCCTTGACCGCCGTGTCCTGGAGGTGCGATCCAACAACCGCACCTCGAGTAACACACGGCAAGCGCCATAGCAACGTTGCCTCCTAAGAAAGGTGCTCCTGTGGGTCTAACATACTGATGGTGACAATGGCAGTTAAAAATACCACTAAAGTGGCCGCTGTGGCTATTCATTCCAAAGTCGCCGTTGTTATCATTCGGCTGTAAACAACAGGTCCAGCAACTATAACAATACTGAGTCCAGTCTGTATTGGCTCGTCCACAGCCGCCGCCCACAGCGCAAAAGTCTGATAAACCAAATCCGTTTACATATGAACTGCATCCGGTACACCCTATACACTCACGAGATAAGCATCTGTAAACACCTGCTGCACACATGGTATATTGACAACCTGGAGAAGTTGAAATCATCTTAGAATTATATGCTCCGCCGCCGGCACCTGCGTAGTGATGACACCTTCGACAACTGCAAGCGCCGGCGCCGTTTCCGCCAGCACCCCATAATTCAAAAAATACACGTCTAGTACATCCAGGAACAGTCCATTGGCAACAGCAACCTGCAGAGCAACGACAGGCGTTGCCTATTAGCCATTTTGTACACAAATTATGTCTAGTGTCGGCTGCAAGTTTATTTTCTGAAACTGTGCCGTCTATTACTTGTCCCTTTACTATTTTTTTATAACTCGAATATGATGACATTTATACTCTGCCTTATTAGATTGATAAGATTCGCCACCCGGCACTAGCATTATAATAAACTAGAGAAAATGCGGCGCCTTCTGTATTTACTACTAGGTCTTCTGAATCTCCCATTATGTTACTGCCGTTTCTACCTACGGTAAGAGCATTGGTATCAAACGTATTGTCGACATCAAAGAATCTTACTTCGTCACCTTTTGCAGGAGATCCTGGTAAATCGACTGTAACTGATCCGCTTGATGTGCTTACCCAATTTGTTTGAAACGGTAAAGTACTTCTGTTAGAACTTACATCTACATCTTGGAATCCCGAAACCTGCCATTTAGAACCAGTGTAAACTTCAAGTAAATCATAATCAGTGTTAAATCTTACAAAACCTGCACTGGCGCCGCCTGGTCTATTTGCGGTGTTGCCGCTTGGTATGGTAATGTGTGTGGAAGTAGTTCCAAATCCAGTCGAATCTTCTATTGTGCCTCCAGAAACAAGATCTCCTCCTGAATTTAAATCACCAGCGATGCCAATGCCACCGCTTATTACCAAAGAACCCGTCGAAGTGCTGTTGCTTGTAGTAGTGTTTGATATTTCAAAAGGTGCATCTGTGGTTACCTTACCTGTGCCGTCTGGATCTAATATGAGATTAGCATTAGGCACAATTCCCTGCACTATGTTGTCACGAGCAAACAAATTACCCAGTAATGGTCTTCCTGTTACACCTGTTGATATTTTACGCATTTTTTTATTCCTTAGGAAGTTTCTGTCTCTAAGCCGTAAACCACTGCTGTAACTGCTGTACTATTAGACCTTACAAAAACATTATATCCTGCCTGTAATACAACCCCTGTTCTTTCTAGTGTTCCGTTGCCGAGCAGCTCTGTATCGTATTCAATATAATCTGCGTCTGCAGGAGCAGCTTGGTCTGTAAGCGCTATGCGTACAGATCTTGTTTCCGCATTCCTGTTGGTAACACTTATGGTTACTACAGAAAAAGTAGCTTCAGGCACAGTATAAACTAGATCATCAGTGCCGGCTCCGAGTGCTTGTCTTCCTAAAACTCCGTTAATTGCCATTGTTTTTAATCTCCATTATCTCAAGTAGTAATTGAAAGCTAGCGGTTGTCCGAGGACTGCACCTTCAAATTTTACGTTTGCTCGTATATTTATCTGTTCGCCCGACACAGTAGTAATCTGATTAGTGTTAATAAACACATCGCCGGCCGTTACAGAGTTAACATTTAGACTGGCGCCGCCGCCGCCGATCTGTGCTTCAATGAATGCTTTAACTGCTCGCTGTGTAGGAACAACGTTATCAGAGTTCGCAGTAAAGAACGGATCTGTTGAGAACTCGCTGATTGCTGCGGAGTTTCCGCCTAGTGTAACCTCACCTAGTGATAGTTCCTGTAAGCCTGCAATGTTAAATGCTTCTGCATCAAGTGTGGCAACGCCAGTAGCCTGTTCTATTGAGAACAGATTACCTACTCTGAAGTTACCATCTTGGTCTGTGGCTGTAAAGAACACCCTGCCGCCGTCGAACTCATTGGTTTCTTTATTGGCGTCTGGAGCATTTACAGGTATTCCAGGATAATTAGTATCAACAAAGTTACCAGTACCAATATCAAGGAAATCATGACTGGATGCACGTACCTGACTGTATCTTATTCTTAGTGTCACTCCGTCGCCGTCCTGAGGAGCATCTGTTATGCTCATTTCAGGTGAT